GACAGCCCGTAGGTGCGCTCACTGGTGGCAGAGCCGCTGGTGGCGCCACCAGTGACGAGCACGGTCCCGTCAGCACGCGTGACGTTCACCGTCACCGTCCCGGGGTCTGCTGGCTCACCAGTGCCGTCGATCTGCTGCCAGCCGACCGTGGTGGTGGTGCCCGCGATCACGCGCTGAGAGAACGGGGTCATGAACACGGGCTCACCTCCAGTCGGCTACTTGCGGCGGTTGCCGCGTGCGGGCTTCTCGTCGGCCGCCGGCGGCTCGTCGGGCTCGACGACGTCGGCGCGCTCGCTCTCGATGGCGGCCTGGGCGCGGGCGGCGGCCTGGTCTTCCTTCGTGGTGTCGCCGACATCGACGAACTCCACCGGCAGCTGCGCGGCGATCTCCGCGGGCACGCAGATCTCTGCACCGGCAGGGACGATCAACTCCACGCGCTGCGCCGAGTTCGACTTGTTGAAGAGGGGCCGAAGCCCAGGCACTGGGTCTCTCATGGGGACTCCCATCGTTCGACCAGCTCGTAGGGCGAGCCGTCGTCTTGGTGGTGCGGCCAGAACGGGTGGAACCCGTCGATGGTCAGGAACTCGCAGGCCTCGTGGTGCTCGGCCTGCAGCAGCCGCTCGAGCACCCATCGGGTGAAGTCGGCGACGGTGCATGGCAGCTGCGGGAGCGGGAACTGGTGCTGCGTGGTGCGGGTGCGGTCCCTGCGCAGGGAATCCGCGGTGGTCGCGAAGACGCACAGCATCGACCGGTTGGGGCCGCCGATCTTGAACGACCACCCTGGCTTGTAGACGAGGCGGTCGACGAACGGGGCGGGGTCCGTGACGAACCCCGCCCCGTCAACGCCCACGGCTCAGGAGCCGCTGGTGATGTTGTAGCCGATCGACGTGGTGTCGTCGGTCGACGCCGACGCGATGGACTGGAAGTCCTCGCGCATGAAGCCGACCATGACACGCTGGAACGTCTCCCGGTAGATGCTGTCGTCGGTCTGGATGTCCAGCGCCATGCGCTGGCCCATCGCCCACTCGCGACGGTTGACGCACAGGCCGTACGTCTTCGTGGTGGTGATGCCGTCGTACACCCCGGAGGCGTTGAGGTTCTCCCGCACCCACTCGGACACGATCACCGGCACGCCGAAGATCGAGCCGACCTGGCCGTTGAGGATGGTGGCCTGCGGCCCCATCTTGTCGACGGTGAGCAGGTTGGAGTCCGACTGCAGCACCAGGTACGAGGACACGCCGACGATGAAGGCGAGGTCGGCGGGGTTGACGCCCCACTTGCCCATCGCCTTGCGCAGCAGTGCCAGGTTGGCCGTGGTCGACGTGGTGATCGCCTGCGTCGTCTCGGCCAGGCCACGCTTGCGCAGCCCGTCCCACGCGGTCACCGCGGCGGTCGTCGACGCGCCGATGTCGGAGTCCTGGTGGGTGCCGTCGGTGTCGCCGTCGAGGATCGCCTTCTCCTCGGCGTCGACGAACGCCTGGATCGTCTTGCGCTGGATGAACGGCAGGATCGCGAGCGCCGAATCGGCGTCGAGGCTGCGGCTGATCAGCTGCCGCACACCGAAGATCTCGGCGTCGAACGTGGCGGCCTGGGTGCCCGACGTCGAGACGGTGAACTTCGTCTCGGTGTCGGTGGTCGGTTCGGCCACGCGGTAGGCGGTGGCGTCGCCACCCTCGATGGGCCACTTCCACGGGTTCGTCGGGATGTCGACGCGCTCGAACAGCGCTGCGACCTTGCCCGACGCCCGGACCTTCTCGTGCATCGAGGCGCCGATGCCGGTCGGCACCCAGTTGCCGCCCTCGGCGGCGGTGTCGACGTCGAGGGCGTTCTTGATGTCCGACCAGCGGTTCTTGAACGCCCGGTGCTCGCGGGCAACCTCGAATCCCTTGGCCGACGTGTTGGCGTCGCGGTCGACCAACATGCCGAACACGGCCATGTCGGCCACGGTCTGCTGGAAGGTGCGGATCGTGTCGCGGTCCTGCGGCGCGAACGCCGAGATGCGCGGCGCCTGCTCGGTGCCGTGACCGTCCTTGTCGCGGATGGTGACCTGTTCGACGGCGTTGCGGGCACCGTTGGGCGCCTGCACCGTCTCTGCGGTCGCCCACAGCAGGGCGTTGAGGTCGCGGGTCACGCCAGCGCCGACGGACTTGTCGCCGCGGACGTTGATGTTCGGCACGGCGAACGCGGCGCGCCGCGTCTCCTGGCCGTTGAACCGGGCCTCGTCGGCGGCAGCGAGCGTCGCTGCCGCGATCTGGCTGTCGAGACCGCCGGCACCCTCGATGAGGGCAACGATGGCGTCGTGGTCGACGCGCTCCTGAGCGGTGAGGTCGCGCCTGGCTTCCTTCGCCGTGTTCAGGATGACGTCGATGTCGTTGAGGTACTGGGCGCGCTTGTCGGCCAGCGCCTCGACGGTGGTGGGTGCAGCGCTGTGGTCGCCGCCGGACACGACGTAGCAGGAACGGCCGTCGGGGAACACCCAGCGGTTCCCCACGCGGCGCGGGTTGTTGTGTGACATGGAAGATGCCTCCGTGTTGGGGGTGTTGGGGTTCACCGACGACGCCGGTTGGCGTTGGCGGCGATCTCGAGGAACGACGGCGCGTCCGCTGCGGGGCGGTGCGACCGGTCGCTCGCGACTGGTTCGGGCTCGGAGTCCGAGCCGAGGGAGTTGGCGAGCTTGGCGTCGACGGCCTGGGCGGCCGTGTACCACGTCTCAGCCTTCATGGCGGCGCGCATCTCGTCGGCGGTGGCGCCCGACTTGGCGGCGTAGATCTCGGCGAGGGTGCCGGACAGCTGGTCGAGCGTGGCCCCGAACTGGAGCATGTCGTCGGCGTTCCCGACGCACATTCCCCAGGCGTCATGGATCATCAGCGTGCTGTTCGGCGACATCACCGTCTCGTCGGCAGCGCAGGCGATGAACGACGCCGCCGAGGCGGCGATGCCCTGCACGACCGCGCGGGTCTTGGCCGGGTGAGCGCGAAGCACGTTGACCATCGCCAGGCCGTCGAACGCGTCGCCGCCGGGCGAGTTGATCAGCAACTCGATCGTCGCGATGTGGTTCGGCAGCTCGTCGAGCGTCTGCGCGAACTCCTTCGCCGACATGCCCCACCACTCGCCCCAGGAGTCGATCGGGTCGAACAGCCGCAGCGTCGCCGTCGTGCCGTCGATCTTGACGGTCGGCAGCGCGTTCTGTGGTCGGGTGTCGGTCCGGCGGTTCAGGAACGCGCGGATCTCCGCCGAGGTGCGTGGCTTCATGGTTGGGCTCCTGGTGGTGCGTCGGTGGTGGTCGAGTTCAGCGGTCGCAGCACGACATCGCCGCCTTCGATCGGCGACAGGCGTTCTTCCTTGCGGCTCTCGTTGACCGTCTTCCAGGGCCCGCCGACCGCCTTCGACTGCGCCTCGTAACGCGACGCCGTGTCACCGCGAAGGCGGCCTTCGAGGTTGAACTCGTGGAACGTGCCGGCCGGGGTCAGGTCGGGGTCGCGGTTGATGTGCGCCTCGATCCGCTCGGCCCACTGCTGGTAGCAGTCCTGCACGACCTCGATCGCCTGGTGTTCGATGTTCGAGAACGTCGCCCGCGACAGCTCGTAGAGCTTGTGTGGCGGGAGGCGCAGCAGCCGGCTGACCTCCAGCACCCCGTACTGGCGGGACTCGATCAACTGCGCGTCCTTCGCGTTGAGCGTGACCTGGCTGTATGTCGCACCCTTGGACAGCACGCCCGTCTTGTGGGCGTTGAGGATGCCGGCGTGGAACGCGTCCCACTCCTGTCGAAGTCGTGTTGCCTCGTCCTTCGTCATCTCGTGTTCGACGGAGATGATGCCGCCGAGGTTCGTCGAGTTGGCGAAGAACCGGGCGCCGTACTCGTCCGCGGCTGCGACTGCGCCGAGGGTGTCGACCGCGTAGTTGATCGGGTTGATGCCGAAACGACCGTCGTAGGTCAGGCCGGGGATGTGGAGGATGTTGCGTGACGTCCACACCTTGTCGTCGTTGTCGACGACGAACCGCTTCGTCCCGTCGGGGGCCTGGCCGGTGGTGATCCGGTCGGGGTGGAGCTCGCGCAGCCCGACCACCTGGCCTGCCTGGTTGCGGATCTTGAACGCGAATGCGTTGCCCTTGTGCAGCAGCGACATCATCCAGAATTCGACGAGCCCGTACCACGGCTGCTCGACGTCGGGAGAATTCACCCACGCCGGCGACGACACACGCTCGCGCTCGTCGCCACCCATGCTGCGATAGCGGTGAAACGGCAGTCCGGCCATCACGGTCGAGATGTGGAGCACACCGGAGTACCACGCGGAGATGCCCAGCGCTCGACGTGGACCGACGGTGACCCCCGACTTCGATTTCGACGTGCCCGACGAGGCGCCGAGCAGGTATCCGAACTCCTCCATCGTGATCGGGTCAGCAGCGGCCGCCGGCCGGGAGGTGGACCGGGGCTGCTGGGTGGCGGCGATGCGGTCGAGCAGCGTCATCGGGCGTCACCACCGACGGCGGGCTGGGAGGTCGCGGCCTTCGCGCGAGCGTCGGCGATGCCGACCTTCACAGCACCAACGGCGAACAACACGACCACGAACAACAGGCCGAGCAGCCAGCCGAGCGCATAGAAGGGCAGCGCCAGCCAGGTCAGCAGCACCTTGGTGGGCCGCACTGTCACCGCGGTGGCGGCAACCCGGTCGATGAACCCCACGGTCGTGGCGATCTCCTCGGCCATGACGGCCTCCTCTCACAACACGATCGCGAA